AAACTTGCTGACTTCATTCCGCCTACCTGGTCGAGATTAGTCGCAAAAACATAATCTGAAATAGGAGCGTTTGCAGTCAATCTAAGTGCTCTGATTGCTACGAACTCTGCAACTCTCCAATCAGCAGGGGTCATAATTGCCGAGCCTTCCTGCAATACGTTAGCCGTTGGAAAGGTAGTCGGTGCAAGTTTGTTTCCTGCAAATACAAGAGCTTTGCTGTTCAAGTCGGTGAAGTCTGAAACAATGTTACTATATGATTCATCGTAACCCATAAATGCAACGCCGTCTTTGATAGCATTAGTTGAATTGAATCTTGCATCAATAGCACTTGCAATAAAGCTAGCTGAACCATAAAGATGTTTAGGGAATACATACCCTGTATATCTTCTTTCTGGAAGGTCTGCAACGGCATAAGTCGCTGTTCCTGTTCCGCCTGAAAATGCTGTGATACCGAGTGTAAGTCCTGCAACTGCTCCGACCACTTTAATAGAGAAATCGTTTCCGATTATACCCTCATCAAGTGCCGTGAACTTCGCATCATTTCCGTCTACTTCCGCACTGACAGGGATAGTGGGGTAAACACTGACAAGCAATGCGGCTACAATAGCGGTTGCAACTTCAGCGGCTGTATCCGCACTTGTTACTGTAACACTTGCTTTGTAGTCTTTATCAACCACATAAACTTCAAGTGAGCCATCTGCTGTTGCGGTTCCTGAAATTGTAACTTTTCCTGTTGCTCCAACTGCTCCGTAACCCTGAGCAATTGCCTGTACGTCCGTTCTGACATATCGGTTTATGTCCAGAATTTTCTTGACTTCCTTTCTCAGGATACTCCGTGCTCCTAAATACGTGTCAAGCTGTGTTTCGGTTAATGTCTGCACGTTTTCTACAATGTTTCCTACAACTGAACTGGTGTCTGCTACCGTACCAACGGCAAGAATGGATCTTCCTGCAATGGCTGAAATAGCTTTACCTGATAGTGTTGCATTAATTGTTGGCTTTCCCATCTCTTACCTCCCTCTTTTGCGAGTTGCCTTTTTAGGCTTTTTATCGCTTGTTTTCTTAACTTTCTTTTCAACCAGTTTTTTAACAACAGGTTTCTTAACTGGTTTTTCAATTATCTTAGTCTCGATTTTATCAGGCTCAGCTCTTTTAATAGGAGTAATCGTAACTATTCCGTTTTCCTCAAATCTAGCTTTCCAGAAAGGGTCTAATGGTACGCCATTATTACCCGTAGCAAGCTGAACTTTTCTTCCTTTCAAGTATCCTTTGATACCTGAAATTCTAGTTTCAAACCACTTTGCTTTTGTCATATTATCCTCCTATGTTACTTCAGCGTTTGCAATAATTTTATCATCACCACCAACCGCAAGATTAATTGTAGCTTCTCTAAGTGCCACAGTTTCAATTGATTGTGACTCGGCTGTCTCCTTGAATGTGATGTCGAATACTGTCTGGAAACTATATATTCTTGCATAAATAGCAGTATTATAAACGAATACTAGACTTCCGTTATAAACAGTTTTATAAACCCTATCTGAGTTTTCTTCCGTACCTCTTATTCCTACTATGGATTTTATTAATGCGTTCCTTATTTTACCGCAACATTTCTCAACTTCATCAACAGCCCCAAGAGTATCACTTGCAAGTAGGACAAGCACTTCAAAATTAACCATTATAGACTGTCTGGATTCATCGCCTATGCTGAATTGTGCAATTGCGTCTGAATTACTATGCTGATCTTTTGAAACGCCTTCATCCGGAAACATAACGAAAGCCCACGGCTTTCTATCTTCTTCTTTATCTGCTGTGTAAATATCAACCGCTCTTTCTGGATCACCAGCTCCACCCACTCTGACACCTTTTATTACTTTTGCATTTCTGCAATTATCAGCACTGGCAACTGGAAGGTCAGGATAAGTTGAAGGTAAAGTATATTCAAACCATAAAGTATCAATATCAGATACCGTCATCACTCCGTTTGCTCCCATACTTCTATTTTCCCATACATACCCAAAAGATGTCGGGACGGTTTCAGATGGTGCGGTTATTTCTATGCTTGTTGTGGTTAAAATATCAGTTATATCAAAATCACCATTCCAATCTGTATCATTATTGCCGTCCATTGTTATCTGGTTCACTGTGCCGTCAATATCGGCTTCGGGTGTATAAGTGTAGTCGTGTTTGCTTTTAAACGTTATGGTGGCAGTGGTGTCGTCTATTGCAATACTTTCAATATCGTTCTTTATTTCAGCATCAATTACTTTTATAATGTTGCTAACTGCAAGTCCGTGAGCAGTGTCTGTATTTACTCTGACTGTTCTTGCATCTATCACAGAACAACTTGAAATAGTGGCACTGAGATATTCTGTAAACTCTTCCGTGAAGTTTGGAAGTCCGTTTATGAGATATGTCATTACATCTTTAATATTCATCTACTCAATTCCTCGTCTACGCTCATTTGTAACATCAATAAAACTGTGTTGAATGTCTGGCTTCCTGCTGTGGAAACATACGGTCTTTTTTTCATTTTATACGTTCCATTCTCCAATAGATTTCCGTAGGACAAAGTAGTTCCGACTTGCATAAGATCATAACGCCAAACGCTGTATTTAATGCTTTTTCTAAGAGTTCCGCTCTGTTCAGCAGGTGATTCTCCCGGGGCTGAAGATCTGTTGGGAAGTCTGGGATATTTAAAACCGGTCTTTGGAGGGTTCTTTATAAGCTGTCTGATTTTTTCTCTTACGTGTATTCCTGAACGTCTCATTCCTTTGATGCAACCTTTTCTAAAGTTATCAGGTGCATCTCTGAGGCTTTCATCAACTTTTCTTGATGATACCTGTACGCTTAAAACATCACTCATACTTTAGCCTCGGCTTCTGTTTTGCTTCCTCTGTAACTGCACATTAATGCTATAAATCTGTTATCTTCCGCATCGTTATAAAAGGACTCCATTTTATAGTAAGTATCTCTGAATATTAAATAGGTCGAACTGCTATCAACATTCTTCAATCTTGTACTGTAATTGAAAAAGAATATATGAGTTATTTTATCATCAATACCTTTTAGAAATTGTCTGGAAACTGGATTTAAAGTTTCTATTCCACACATGAAATCTGCTATTTTAGTAAACTCAATTGTGGTAGCTTTGGCTGTTCCAAATCCTGAAGATGGTATTGAGCGTGTAGTTACTTCAACCTGTTTGTTAAGGTCTTTTGGACATAGACCCTTTTTAATTACTTTTCTAAGTGTTACGCAACTCATATTAACACCGATTCATCCCTATATATACTAAGATAATCCTTTGCAACTTTTGTTAAAATATCTTTACTGTCACAATCACCTGTCAGCATATAAACAACTGAATCTATGATTGCATCCTTAACATCATCTGGCACGACACTTGCGCTTGCCCAGCCTGCATGAATAAACAGCCTTACTGAGTCAACTGTGAAATCTAAAACGCTAGGATAAATATAATCATCAACCGGGAATACGTTTGATCTAGTCTCATATTTCTGTAATTGTAGCGAATCACTGTCAAGCTCTTTAGTCACGCCGTTTTCATCTTCATACTCAACCTTTACAAAAGAAACCTCTGGGAACTTTGTTACTTCCATTACTGGAGGAAATTCGTCATAGTAACCACAGAATTCTTTTTTAAATATTGACATTCCTGTATATGCTTCGATACGTCTCTGGACTGACTTGATATTCCTTTCAATTACAGCGTCCAGTAAAGAGTCACCTGAGTCCATACGAGCGGTAGCCTTTACTTCTGCGACACTCACGGCTAGAGAATCCGTGGCTATCGTTTGTGTAACTACCCATCTCTTAGGACTCAGATAAATCGTCATTACAACCTCTTATTTTTTCTTTCTGCTTGCCCTTTTTCTAGGCTTTGCGGGTGTTTTTTTAACAGGTTTCTTCACTACAACAGGTTTTGCTATCGGTGCACTAACGACAGCTTTGACAGGAGGCTCAACCTTTATAGCTTTTTTCTCAGGTTCCTTTTTAGGAAGTGGCACTACTTCGGCAACTCTTTTCTTTTCTACAAGAAAAAGCACTTGCTCAAAAGTAGCATCGAAAACCTGATCCTTCTCCAAGGCGTTACCGTCCTTTTTGCTATATCTGATGTTGTCGATCTCGCACTCAAAATCTTGTTTCATCTTTATTAACATAGCTTATCTCCTTATGTTGCAGGATACACGTTCGGCTGAACAATAGCACTTGCGTCAAAAACAAGCATATCATCAGCTATTGAAACGAGGTTTGTGCAAGTGGTTTTAATTCTGACATATCTCTTTGTTCCAACTACTCCAATTTTTACTGAAGAAGAACCAACTGTGAGACCTGTATCACCCTGCTGTTTATATGTAACTTCGGCAGCTGCAACGTCTGCAAACGTTACATTGTCAGCACTTTCCTGTACTTTAAACGCAATTGCATCATAAGTTACCGCATCATATTCAACAGGCACGCCAGTCGTGATGTCAAGCAGTCTTCCGAAAATTCCCATCTTGACAACATCTTTTGTGTCCACGCTCTCAGTGTATATAATTCCTGTTCCAGAAGAATTGATAAGAGCGGCCATCCTTCCTTTATTTACCAATGAACTAATCATATCGTAATTCATTACTTTATCCTCCAAATTGCGGGGGGAATACACCCCCCATTAATATTACTGATTAACCAATATCTTCATGGAATCGAAATTAACGACTCCGCCGCCAACTCTTTTTCTGAAGAAGTATTTCTTCCAGCCCGGATCAGTTATTCCATCAGGAATCATCATAATTCCAAGTCTGTCAACTATCAGGTAGGTTTCTTTCATGTCGCCAAAAGCAACAGCCTTAGCTCCGCTGAGCTCTGTGTCAGGCATATCACCCATCATCGCAACGGCTGAACCAAGAAGCTGAGGTTTATAACCTTCAAAAAGCAACTTAGGATTAAGCAGATACTGTCCGTTTGAATCCTTAATTTTTGCAAGGTTAGCGAATATCTTTCTATTCATGAAAAACTTTGCGTTAGTCATATACTCTTCAAGAAGTTCTGTCTGAAGGTCTATCAGGTCATTTCCTGTAATTCCGCCTGCGGCTACTGTCTGTTCACTTTCAACCTGAAGGAGTGCATTTCTTGTATAAGCTAATGCTGCCCAATCATCGTAAGCAAGAAAACCCTTTGGTTTAGAAATTCCTGTACCTGTTACAAACGCTTCATTCTCATTTCTACCGAGCTTTCTGCCAACCTTTCCTGCAAGATAAGTTTCAAGATTAATGTCAGCATCTTCAAGAGCCTGAAGAGTGATTTTAGGATAAGCATATCCTTCATGTGTCTCAATCTCAATTTTGCCAAACTTCGGAGTAGACGTTTCAGCAACAGAATCATACTCGCCTCTCCAGCCAACCGTGATATCGTGATCGTCAAGCGGAAGCTGAAAGGATTTCTTTGTAGTTGTTACTGTTGAAGCAAACTGCCTCATCGGTGATGTCTCGAACATTCTTTCAATAATTCTGCCTGTCATGTCAACAGGACACAAGAATCCACCGTCTACATCTGAACCAACTGACATAGCTTTGACAGCAAGTTCTTTCTGGTCAGAACTCATGTGAGGCATGAACTTTTCGATAAGTTCGCTGTAAACCTCGCTTGTGTGTTCCTTACTCAAAAACTGTCCCTGTCCCTGTGTTTTAATGACACCGAAAAAAGCCTCTTTCAGTTCAGGTTTTCCAAACATAAATTTGACTTCTTCTTCCGTTGCGCCTTTTGCTGGCATTTTTGAAATAGCGAGTTCAAGTTCTTTTCTTGCTGTTTCACTTGCTTCAAGTTTTGATCCAAGGTCAGTAACCTTTTCAAGATTCTTTGTCATGTCTTCAGTGATCTTGTCAATAATCGCTTTCTGTTCTGCTGTCTGAGTCACACCGGCTTCTTTCTGTCCTGTCACTTCTGTCTGAATATCGGCAACCTGTTTTTCAACAGTGTCCTGATATTTCTTAATCTCTTCATTCAATGCTTTAATTTCGTCTGGCATAGTAGCCTCCTTACTTTGTGTTAAGTTTCTGGGTTCTTTTCTTTATATCATCGCTTATGCTCTTTATCGCCTTTTCGTTGCCTGTTTCGTCAGGCTTTGTGTCGGTCGCCAACACTTTTCCAGCAACACTATCAGCACAGCTTTTACTTAATTTACCGTTTCTCAGTATATAGCTCAATTCCGATTTCTGGAGGTTGTTTATTTCGGTCTCACAGAAAGCAGCAGTTCCAATAAACGGAGCTTCAAGATTCATCTTTTCATAATATTTATTGAGAAATTCCTTTGCAACCACTTCATCACCGTCATATCCGCCCCTTGCCCCTATCAACTGAGCTTTAAGTGCGAACATAGCTCTAGGCAC